ATTCTAAAAGTATTCACCTTTCTAGGCTACGCCTACACGGGTGACATTCTTACCGACGAAAACATCGGAAAGTACTATACTAATTCAAACGTGGGGGTTTACGGCCCCGACGGTACGCCGCGTTTCGCTGATACTATGACAGCTTACGACTTCATACTCGACTTTTTGGAAACGTTCAACGGCTATATCGAGGTTTCGGATTCATCCAGGAGCCTGGGGCTATTTTTGTGGAAAAACATCGAGAGTATAAAGAGCCGTTTTGTCGATTACTCCGACAAGTTCACGGGATTTAAGGAGTACGCATTTGAGGGGGGCCTGGCAAAAGTCAATACCTTGGCGTATTCAGACAGCCCCGACTTTTACAACGGGTTTTTTAATAACAATAAATCGATAGTCGACAAAACCGAATACCTAAAGAGTGATTTCGGCGCGGGGGATTTACGCCTTTTCTCCGATCAGGATCTCGAGGAGGACGGTACTATTTTGCCTCGAGCGTTCGATGAGATTACCGAGCCTCAATCTATGAATATTTTTAGATTTGAGACGGCTGTAACCTCTGTACCTATTTACTCTAACGGTGAACTGAGTTACCAAACTTTAAATAAAGCCTTTTCGCCTAATATATTAGAGCTTTGGCAATACTTTCACCAACCGTATTGCAATAACATAGCCCTGCCAACGATAGGGCAATTGTCATTTAGGTATGACGCTATATTTTTGGCTAACTTTAAAATGGCCGAGGTATTTTTTATTAAACAGCTATCAACTTATTGGCTGCCGATAGAATTAAATTTCACCTCTAAGAAAGATGGTGTTAAGGTTAAGTGCTTGATGATCGAAAAAACTATAGTCGACGCACCTGTAGTATTTGACCAAAATTTAAAAGTTAGTTTTTACGGCGACGTTTTCATACTAGACGTGAACGCTTTATATTCAGCGCAAAATGTTTCGCCCCCCGCGACTATGACCGTAACAGCGGCAGACCTTACCAAAAACAATATATTTGTAAACGGCGTGCAGGTCTTAGCGTTCCCTACTATTTTCGACGTAAGCGTCGCATTTGAGTTGAAAGTTTCAAACATAGAAGCGGAAAACGTAAAGTCTAACTCTGATATACTTTTCAGATTTACGTCCCAAGAGGGGGGCGTTTCTCGCGAAGCTACTGTAAATGTGGCGCACGACGGGAGGGCCAATTTTGTCAGCGAGTTTAAAAGTGAGCAAGACACTATTTTCACATATGGGGCAAATGACACTAACGGGATTAAACGGCGATTAAACTACTCTACTAAGATCACCTCGCCTATAAACATAGCGGACACTTTCGCGCCTGCTATCGGCGACCTAGATTTTTACACAGGCTTTTCGGAGCGCCCGCCCGTAGAGTTTAAAGTCCTACAATTCGACAGGCCCTCTATCGTGACCGTTGATCTAACTATAGAACTTTTACAAATGCACTGCTCAAACAGAGGAGGTAAGGCTGAGGCTAGAACTAAAATATTTTTTCAATTGTGGAAAAACGGGGCTAAATTCATACAGATATATTCCGCTGGTATAATAGACAGGTATAAAAACTCGAGCTCTGATATAGAGTACCCTAACGTTAGCGCGATAGGTATTTTTAGGGCCGAGGCGGGGGACGTTATTCTCATTGACGCCTACCTAGATTTATCCGAAGAGAATAGAGCAGGCTCGGGGACGATGGACGGGTCTATATCAATAACGAACATGACCTGGAGATTTAAAGTAACCGAACAATTATAAAATTATGGCCGAAGAGATAATAAACATAGCGACCCTTACGATCGATAAGACCGAGGCCAATAAGTCTATAGCTGACACCAAACAGCAAATATTCGAATTACAGAAATCTAATTCCGAATTAAGGAAAGACATAACGAAAAACGGTGACGCCACGGGTGAGCAAACTAAAAAGTTCGTCGAAAATGAGCAGGCGCTTAAAAAGCTTAACGCTCAGTATAAGGCGCAGTCGGCGGCGATTAATGATTTGACTCTTTCGGAGCTTAAGGAAAATAAAGCGCTCACCGAGTCGGCGAAAAGCAGGGCGCAAGCCTTAGCCCAAACGAAGGAGCTAAAAACTATACGCGACCAGGTGAACACTTCCACGGAAGAGGGGGCGCAAGCCTTAGACCTTTTGAACGCCAAAATAAATCAAAACGACGCCTATCTAAAAAGCAATGCGAGCGCGCAAGAGAAAGCCTCGACGATATCAGGCAATTATAGACAGGCGCTTTTTGGTGTAGACGCAGCTCTAGAAAAGTTTGGCGTTAACGGCGAACAGGCGCGTACAATAGTTAGAGGCTTTGGCGAGGGTGTAACAGGCGCCGCGAAAGGCGTTACGGATTACACCGCTAAACTTGTCGAGGGCACGCGTGCGCAATTAGGATTTAAGACCTCTTCGCAATTGGCCGCAGAGTCTCAAGCGGTCCAGACCGCGGCTACCGAAGCCCAAGCGGTCGCCTCCGTAGAGCTTGCAGCAGGACAGGAGGTTGTCGCAATTGCTACAGATGTGAGTACGGTATCTATGTGGAGTTTTGCCACAGCGTTAGCCGCCACGGGTATCGGGGCAATCGTTATTTTAGTCGTCGCGCTTATCAGTTACTTAAGTAAATTGGATCCTGTACTCGACGCGATAGAACAGATCACGGCGGGGGTAGCTGCAGCGTTTAGCGCACTAGGCAAAGCGGTGTACAATTTAGATTTTAGTAATCTTATCGGCGGAATGGGAAAGGCCTACGACGCCGCCTCGAAATTAAAAGAAGCTCAGCAAGAACTCGCAGACCTGCAACGGTCCCAAGAGGTCGCCAACGCGAAAGCCTCTCAACAGTACGACGAGTTAATACTTAAGTCCAAGAATAGAACGCTAACCGAGCAACAGCGTATCGCGTTTTTGAATAAAGCCCAAAAGATCGAGGAGCAGAATTTTAAACAAAGATCAGCTTTAGCGGACGCCGAACTTAAAAATGCTATAGAGGCGGCGAGGATTAAAGGCGAACTTTCCCAAAAAGAGGTAGCCAATTTGAAAGCCAACACCTTGGCCTACGGGAACTATTTACTCAATACCGGAAAGATTACCGAGGACCAACTGGAGGCCATTAAAAAAGCAGAGTTAGGAAAGATCGATATACAAGCGGAATCGACAAAAAGACTAGAGAAGTCGCAAAACGCCGAGGACAAACTCGCGGACGACGCAGCAACCAAAGCCAAAGAGCGCGCAGATAAGCAGAGAACGGACGCCGAAAAAGCGCTACAGGCCACGATCAAAAATAAAGAGACTGAGATAGCTATAGAGCGCGCCAAAAATGCGCAGCTAAACCAGTCCGCCGAGGAGCGTCTCGCTTTTATTCGAAGCATTACAGAAAAAGAGATCGCTCTTGTAGAGTTTAAAAGATCTAAAACCGTAATAACAGAAAAAGAGGCGCAACTCGCTGTTATAACTTTGGCGAAAGCGCAGTCCACCGAGATACTCGAGCTAACGCAAAAGACGATAACCGAAGAGATTGACGCACAAAAGAGTAAATTCGAAGACCGTAAAAAGTTATCGGAGCAAGCAATGCTAGACGAGCTCTCAAACGCCGCATTTCTAAAATCTGTACAAGAGAAAAGCGTCGAAGACTCTAAACTTTTGGATTCCGAAAAGGCCGCCGCTAAGTTGGAAATACAAAAGGGGTATCTCGAGAGTATAGATATAATCGAAAATAACTACAAGGCGAGTAAAAAACAAGCCGAAGAGGTGGCACGTCAAGAGGCGCAAACTATGCTTGACGTCCGTACAGAGTTAGAGCTTTTGGCCTTACAGGATAAAGGCCTTTCTGAGCTTGAAATACAAAAGGCTGCGCTAGATTTACAGACCGAGCAGAAAAAACTCGCCCTAGACCAAGACTTCGCAAATGAAAAGAAGACCGCCGAAGAGGTAAGGGTCTTGAAAGAATTAGAAGACAAAAAGTACGCTACGGCCACAAAGAAAATAGATAAAGAGATTGCGGCGGCCAAACGTGCGACTAACGTCGGAATGGTTAAAGACTCTTTAGCGACGGCGTCTGCTATATTCGGGGACAGTAAAGCGGTTGCAGTCGGTTTGGCTTTAATAAATACCTATGAGGGTATTTCTGCGGGGGTAGCGCTTGGGTACCCTGCGGCAATTCCAGCGGTAGCAGCTGCGGCGGCTACCGGATTTATGGCCGTTAAGAATATACTTAAAACGGATAAAAACGGAGGCGGGGGAGGTTCCACAAGCTCGAGCGCTTCGGGTGGCACAACGTCAACGCCTGCAGCGGTATTCTCAAACCCTGCGCGAACGCAAACGGTCGCCACGGTGGACGCTCCACCCGTACAAGACATAGCGCCAACGAGTCAGCCTGTTCTAGTTGTATCAGATTTTGACGAGGTTAAAAATAATCAGAATATAAAAATAAATTCCAATTAGTTGAAAGGCTATTAAATAAATTATTATATTTGTAGCCGAATAGTAGAAATTAAAAGATTATTAGATTTGGGGAAATTATTAACTTTTTAGTGAAAGGGGGAGGCTCGGGCGAAAGTTCGAGCTTTTTTTTATGCGTATGTGTTGCATATATATAAAAATAATAGTTATATTTGCCACAACTTTAACCCAGTATGATGATGTACTGCACAGCCATTTATCTCTAAGACCAATTTAAAAAGCCCTATCCGCTCTACGTGGATAAGGCTTTTTTGTTTTAAACTACTTTACGATGAGAGATTTTTTACAGGCCCTAAAACAGAACATTATAGGTAAAGTAGGCGAGGAGGAGAAAAGACGTGCTAACATTTGCGCGGAGTGCCCGACTAAAAAGTTAAGCTCTTATACTGAAATCCTTAACGCCGTAATGGTAGACATAGACGGCTACGTTTGTACAGGGCATTGCTCCTGCCCACTAGCCACAAAAATATTTGCAAAAGAACCCGAAAACATTTGCCCTAAATGGACACAGTAGAATTTAACATTTATGAAGAGTTTACGCAGGATCTTTTAATTAGGTTCAACGCTTTTATAAATAGCTTAACGGGACCTTGTATAGTTCTTATAGATATTGAAAGCATCGGAGGAGACACCGATGTTTTTATAGAAATGGAGCAAGCTATCGCAGCTAAAAAAGCGGAGGGGTATTTCATTATAACAAACGTAGAAGACTACGCCTACTCGTGCGGAATGTTTTTATTTTTATTAGGGGACATAAAACTTTGTACCGATTGGGCTAGGTTCCTCTATCACTCTTCGGGCTTTAGCATTAAAGACGAGAGACTTATCGTTAACGACCTAAAAGAAATGTTGCAAGTTTTAGAATTACACGACGAAATCACCGACAGGGTGGTCGCAGAAAATACAACAGTTGAGCCTGGTATGTTAGAAGTTCTAAAAAAGAATGACAACTTTTTAAGCAAAGAAGACCTCATATTTTTAGGCTTCATGGAAAGAGAGTACGAACCAATTTAAAAACAGATATGAACAAAAGAACAATTAGCGCGCGATTTTTTGCCAAAGCAGAGGGCGTGAGTTTAGGGTGGCGTGAGAGATTGGCCAAGCTGAAAGGCTCGAAAGCTCCTCGCTCAGCAACCGCAAAGCTAGAAATTGATGACGCGGTAAGCGGTGAGAAATTAATTTTTACCGAAATAGGCGACGTTTCAGAAATCGCCGAGGGCGTAGCCGTAACGGCTACAGACGGCACTCACGTATTTACGTCCGACACTACTACCTATACGGTGGAAGTTTTAGCGGGTAAAGTTGTAAGCGTTGTGGAGACTCCAATCGAGGGTGACCCTGCAGCCGAAGCAATGAGCGCCGAAACTGCGGAGTTCGTGGAGGCGGTAGCCGAAGCGTTAGAAGTTGCGGGAGAGTTCCAAGCTACGGCTGAGGGGCGTATCACTAAGCTTGAGACGGACTTAGCCACAGCACTAGGCACTATCGCTACTTTTAGAGCGACTATGTCACACGCCGCGCCTGCAGAGGGCGAGGGCACAGACCCAAAACCTAAGACTTTCAAAGTTGCGGGTAAATCGATAGACTTATCAAAAATCAATCTTAAATAGTAAACTATGATTTCATCAAATAACATGGTGCCCGTTGGCTTCTCTTTAGAAGAAAGCCACTTTCAACAGGCTTTAATCAGAGGACTTGCAGAGGTTACACGAAAGTATAATACTTCGGTAACTTTGACGCCTCAGATTTACACACTAGCGCCTACGGTAATAACCGACGCAATCCTAGCAGCGAACTGCTCGGCGGGCACTGAGTGCGAAGCCCCTGAGGTTTTGACTAACACGACTATCCAAATGAACGCAGCGTGTAACATTTGCTTAACTGACTTGTCAGTAGGGCAGAGAGAAGTCTATGGCGTTAATTTGGCGGATCCGCAACCGACAGATGCATTAATCTCCGCAAAAGAGCAAGAGCAGGCTATGCGCCTTAACTTCTCAATGATTAAAACGTATTGGTTGGGGGATAAAACCTACATTGCGGCGGATTTGGAAAACGCGGCGTTACTGCCTGCCTACATCAAAGACGACGGCCAGTGGAAAAAGATTCTAGCCAACACTCCGGTACACGTAGTTATCCCGCAAAATGCTGAGTTAACTCTTGCTTTGCAGATGACTATGACTTTTGACCAGGTAATCGCTATTTTGAAAAAAGTTGTTGACGCTCAGTCCACATCTTTGAAAATGGTTTTAGCTTCTGAGAAAATCGGTTGGATGACCGACGAAATGTTTAACATCGTTTTAGATGAGAAAGACGTAAACAACCTTAGGGGTATTGCTTTTACAGAAATTCAAAACGAGTTCGGGGTATTCCCTGCGTTTACTTTCCGTGGCTCTCTTTGGTTAAACTATGAGCATTTATCTGCTGCAATTCGCGATTTAGCGAACCCAGTAGCGGACGCCCTAGAGTTACCCCACCGTATCGTCTTTACAGTTGGTCTGCCTATGATTTCTTTTCCTATCGGAGAGACTCCTGCTTACTCAACTGATTTTATCGAACCAACTAGAAAATTCACAGCCGCCACTTTGGCGACTATCCAACAACCCGAAGCGGTTGACGGGGATTTCTACGTAGTGGCATACTAATCTTTAATTCATAAAATACTATGGCATTTTGCGGAAAACCAAAAGACATTGACAAGGCCTGCGACTCTACACCTTTGAACCTTAAAGCCTCGCTCGTAGCGGTGAGGCTAGAGGCTTTAAGTGTGACCAGAGATCCTGCGAATCCGTACTTAATAACAGCCGTTGAGGTTATCGATCCAGCTACAGGGGTTTACCCTTTGCCTGCCTCGGCCTACTACCCTGTTAATATGGAGTGGCTATATAACTCCGTGCTTCAAAATTATGAAGTTACCGAGGGGACAAGCGTTTCGGACTCTTACATTCAGACAGTAGGGCCTTTAGTGATCTCAGACTCTGAAACAGCGTTAGGGAAGGCAAATGTTAAGGCGCTAAACTCTAACCTTTGGGCATTAGTTGGGCCAGTTAAGGGCGCAGTAGCCGACGCCTCGGCGTTCCACATCTACGGCGTTACTAATGGCTTGAAGTTCTTACCTGTTCCGACAGCGGTAGAGTTCGGTAACCGCGTAGCGGGGAACTTCACCAGCATTGCAGGCGGGGAGGAGGCAACACCAAACGGGGTGAACTGGTTAGATACTGACTACGCTACTACGTTAGCGCAGTTCAATAACCGCCTGGAAGTAGTTGTAATATAGCATGACAGCCGAAGAGTTTAACGCTCTGCCTTTAGGGGCGCGGCGATGGATAGAACAGGAACAAGGGTGTGCGTCCTGCGGTAAATCAAAGGACGTTGGTACACTCTACAAAAATTACTTACTCATGTCAAAAAAAACACTATACACGTTAAGGCGCGGAGCCGTTCTTTATAAAAAAGAAAATGGTGAGGGCGGGATCCTTTATCCGATCCAACCAAAAGACTCAGAAGCGCAAATAAAAGAGAAGCTAGAACAAGCCCTACAGGTTTACGCCGTAGCGCCTGATAGATTCTCAGATATCCAGCAGGATAAAATTAAAAAAATCCTAGGAGAGACAAAGAAAGCCCCTTTAGTTGGCGCAGCGTTAGCCTCAGCGAGCAAAAAAGCAGCTAAAGCGGAAGCAGAGGCAGCAGCTAAAGCGGAAGCAGAGGCAGCAGCGGAAGCGGAAGCAGCAGCGGAAGCGGAAGCAGCAGCTAAAGCCGACGATTTAGAATAACAGATTTATCTCTTTGAAAACTGAAAAGCCTATCTCATAAATAGGCTTTTTTTAAACCTAACATTATGCAAATAGTAAAGATAAACAAGCCTGTAAAGGAGAAAAAAGAGTTTGTAAAGCTTATCGAAAAGGGTGACTATTTTAAGGAAATGGATCACGCAATTATGAACAGCCCCACTGCCTCTATGGCTGTGTTGATGTTCAAAAAATATTGCGGGCTACCTAACATAAAACCCGCATATCTTACGACTTTCGATAAAGTTAAGCACGAGAAAATACACTATGGCTATTTTACTCTTTGGATTGAGTACGATATAGATTGCAACGTGAAAGCGGCACACTTTAGATTGTCTAAAAATTACCGTGTAAAATGTAAAGACGATCTAGGGAGAGCCTCGCAATATCTAAACGTGAACACTAACGCAGTTTTCCCAGCTTTCAATAAAGATAAAAAAATTGTCGCCGCTCAAATAGAGAAAGCGGGCGGATTCGAAAAATTTACAGGGCAGATATACCAATACAACACGACGACGGCTAATTACGAGTATAGTGTGTTCTACCCAGTGTTTAAATGGATGGAAATTGAAGCCGACACGCCTACTTTTATAACGGCGAGCGCTGATAATGCTCTTTTTGGTAATAACATTTTCGTAATGGCTAAGGACTCGGAAAGCTCGGAGGGTGAGGGTGGAGAGGGTCAGCCTAAAGTGATCTCGAATACCGATAAAGTTATCTCAGCTTTACGTCAAGCCAAAGCAGTAAAAAATAGTGGGACAAATCACGTCCTTACTGTAAACACCGAAAAAAAACTCGACGAGGTATTTGTAAAAGTGCCAATTGGTAACGATATTGAGCTAGACAAGTTTAATAACGTCGATGATAAAGCGGGTAAAAAGATCTGTACTGCAGCTTACTGCTTTCCTCAGATTCTCTCTAGTCCTAGCGAGGGGCTTTTTGGTAATAGCGGGGACGCCTATCAAACCGCCATTGATTTTTGGTCAAAAACTTGCGAGTTTGAAGCGGCTAAAATTGAAGCGGCTTTTTTAGAGATAGGCGTGCTGATTCAGAACATAGATCCAGCCGAAGACGCCCAACAAGAGGAGGACTTAACGGTCGATCAAGCCACTTTAGACGCGCAAGCGCAGTTACGCGGAAGCGTAGGAGGCGTACAGGCGCTTTTAAGTATCCAAACGTCTTACTCTCAGAAATTAACGACGTACGATAGTGCAGTTGCTATGATTGAGCTAGTTTTTGGGTACAATAACTCCGAAGCAGTCAGACTTTTAGGCCAGCCGATTATAGAGCCTGCCCCAGCGCAGCCCCTTAACCCTAATTCTTAAATCATGGCATCAATTGAAAACATAACGGTCGCCGAAATTAAAAAGTTCTACCCCGTAACGGCGTCACTATCGCAAGCTAAGATTGACGAGTTTATGGCTAACGTACAAAATGTGATTTTTATGCAAATGTTCGGTATGGATATAGCAACGCGTATTTTTTCGGGGGTTATAACAAATCAGAATAGTGCAAACTTTTTAGGATTTAGGCTTTTCGTTGCTATGTGCATAGCGGGGCAACTTTGCGAAGAGACCTACGTACACACAAATGCGGGACTTAAAGCCATAAATCAGCCTAATTGGTCAAGTCCTACGGCACAAGTTAAAAACACTGCTTTGCTAAAATTAAATAACGCTATCGAAATTCAATTTTTAGAAGCTAAAAAGATTTTACAGACCGCAAGCGAAAAGCCCGCCAACACTTACGCCCCTTACTCGTCTTTCCAAATCGATAAAATCTAAGTTTATGGACCATTACGAATTTATAGACAGTAAACCCGGAAGCGGGGGGCTTAAAGAGCGATTACTCGGGGCGACTATTCAGCTTTATAACAAGCTATCGGCCGATGAGACAAATAATATAAGAGCTAAGCTTAACGAGCTCGTCGATGCGGTTAACGCCGTAGGCGTACCACTGTTCCCCCTGTTCGCTTTAAAATTTAAAGGCGAGGGGAATTTAAACCCTGCGGTATTAGAGGTCGGAGATATAGTTCACGGCTATTACGCCTCGGGCATAATTTGGGATAACGCCATATATAACGGCGGGGATCCGCTAGATAAAGCTAATTATACGAGAATAGTTGACAGCTTCGAGCCTGAGCTTTTCATCTCTACGGGGGCATCCAATCTCTTCTCCCTGACCCAATCGGGTATGAAAGTGCAGAATCTCTATCTCGACAGAGGGATGCGTTACGTAGGTACCGAATGGGAACAATCGGGGGACGAGATCGAGATAATAGGGGTGGTACTAGCCGCAGGCAGAAAAATTTACGTTACACCTTAAAAAAAATCCATAAAATGAAAAAAACAATCTTAATACTATTAGCGCTTTTTGCCTCTACTATTTACGGGCAACAAGAAACAGAAAAGCTGAAAATAACCGAAAACGCGCAAGACGCGACGGCTATAAAAGTAAACGTGCAGAGTTCAACCGATGAGGTTAACTGGCGATTCATGTCTGATTTACCCGTCTCATACCCCGTAAGAGATTCTTTGAATAAAAAATTAAATCTACCAACAGGCTTTTTGCAAGGGCTACAACTTTCAATAAATGTAGATCCGACAAAGTATAATATTGCGCCGGGCTACTACGTTGTTACGGATTTTACCAACTTAGCCCAACCAGTTGTGAAAATTATAACCTACCCAGGGGCAACAGGGCTTACTCCCGCCTATCTAGCGAGCGCAAACAGCACCTACATAGCGCTAGACATTAACGGCAACGTGGTTCCGAGCGCCTCGCCATTCTCGGACGCACAAAGGCGAACTTTGGCTATTGTTGGGAACGTCGTACACTCGAACAACTCGACGATAAATGTTACAAATGAGATCAAAGCCCCGATAGTTGCAATAGGAAATCAACTGCATGATTTTATGAAAGCCATTGGCTTTCTGAATGAAAGCGGGAATATTTATTCGGCCAACGGTGCGAATTTACAAATTAACAAATCATTAGGCGACATCTGGGGGATGGGTATTAATGCATCAGATTACACTCAACCGCATAAATTAACGATAGGCGCACAAACCGCTTTAACTTTTGCGTACAGATTTCAAAACGGGGATCAATTAGCCGATACGCAAAATATTAACCCAAACATTTATGATGTTGGCGGAACTTCAACGGCCACACCATCCAATAAATGGACGATACAGCGTATCAATTTATTTCAATCGGGCATTTCAAGAATACAACCAGGGCAAACGATTTACAATAGTTTCAACGATGCAGTTACAGCGTTACCTACACAACCGTTCGTAACCGAACAAAACATCGCCGATAATGCCGTTTTTCGTTGTTATTTGATAGTCCAGCAAGGCACGACTAATCTAGCTAGTGCGGTCGCTGGTGGAACAGCTCAATTCGTGCCCGTAGACAAATTCGGTAATATCGTTGGGAATGGGTCGGTAGCGCTGACTTACGCTAATGTGGTAGCAGCGATAGGGTATACGCCCGCCAACGTAACCGATTTAAACACGACAGCTATTCAGAATCTTTCTAATGCTCCAGGGTCTACTGCTACAGCCGCTCTAAATTCTTTAAATTCAAAATCGACATATACAACTCCAGAAGAATTTGGAGCCGCCAGCGACGGTATTTCTGACGATAAAACGCCCATTCAAAACGCTATAAATTCAGGTAAAATGGTATTACTTAATGGTAATTATTATACATCCGGGACAATTACTATATCTAATAAAACTACTATCATTGGTAACGGGAGGATAAGCACTACATCTAATCTGCCTATTTTTGACATAAAAGCTAATGACGTAGTTGTAGAAGGCATCAGGTTTGAAGGTAACGGTAGGGGGTCCGTAACTAATTATGTTACCACAAGACCTTTGCAAATAGGCGTTAATCTTGAAGGTGTTGTAGATGTAACCGTTTATAAAAACATAAGAATTTCAAACGTGTCTTTTTATAATCTGGGTGGGGTTGGAGTAAAAATAGCATCTAACAAAAACGTAAATAATGAAGGTAATGCAATTATTTCTAATTGCTACGCAGAGCTTTGCTATATAGGATATTTTTTAGCTGAAAGAGGGGAGTATAATTCATTCTCAAATGTTAAAGCTTATGGGGGAGAGTATGGTGTATATGATATAGGTGGAAATAATCCTTTTTCTAATTCTACTTTTGAGAGAAATAGAACTGGAATGTACTACACGACAGGAGTGAATCCTGGCCACTCTACAATTTCAGGGGGTAGTATTAATCATAATATAGACAAAGGTGTAGATGTAGTGAATCTTGGGGACGGACCATTATTTAATGGAGTTCAGATATTGAACAATGATATATATATAAGTGGATCGGACAACACCCAGTTTTTAAATTGTAATATTAGGTCTACAAATATATCTATAACGACAAGCACAAACACAAACTTTAAAAATTGCAAATTTACTACGACCCCGAGTGTTTTTACTGGTATTTCTAGTTGCCTATTCTCTTCTACTGAGTGGACAGGGTCCCCGCCTATTGGATTTACAGACACAAATGAGCAACCGTTAAGTGTTATTAAAAAATTAAGTGTAAACACTGGATTTACAGCGACTTTAAATATCCCCAGTCAATTTAATGGGTCTTTCGATTTCGGGAACGGAAGTAGTAGTCTTGGGATCCCTACATTAGTTGGTAAGTCCAATGACTCCACAGGACTTACCTTTATATCCGCTGCAAATGATGCGAATGCTAGTCCAGATATGATATTTAACGTAAGAGAGAACGATAACACTGATTTTTCTACATTAACAACTGTAGCTTTTAGATTTTCAAGGTTTGGGACTAATTTATTAGATATTTTTAGAAATGGAAATGCTACATTTTCGGGAAACATAACGGCCGCTAATTTAACATCTGGGAGCTACACGCCGGCCGTTACAAATATAGCAAACACTTCTTCGCTATCTGGACAAACAAGTTATTACACTAACTTTGGGAATATAATTACGTTGACTGTTAGGTTTAATTTAACTGAAACTTCCGCAAATGCTGCTACATCTTTTAGAATCACTTTACCAGTGAATAGAACCAGTTCAACGGCTAAAATAGCGATAGGCAGCGGGGTTGTAATTGATAACGGCACAACAGGAGAAAAGCCAATAAGAGCCTCTTTTGACACTACAAACAATAGCTCATTTTTAGTTAGCTATAGGACTACTGGAGTTACAGGCGCTACAAGTGGCACCGTAACTATTCAATACTCTACAGCTGAATAATTAATTAATTAATTAACAAACACAAATATGATGCCACAATTTAAAGAGTACAATGTAAAATCTATCTTAGCTTTAATTATAATAGTTTTCGGGGGCACGGCTTTGGTGTTTGTGCATTTGGAACAGATAATCATAGGTTTTCTGATAGGCGTAATAGGTCAGCCTGTAAGCTATTTTTTCGGGGACAGCAAGAGCGCAAACGATAGAGATAAGAACAAACCCTAAATCCTAACGCCATGAAAGGCAAATATAAGAATATGGACAATAACCTACTTGATTTCAAAGTGTCCCTTGCAGGCTTGGGGTACTTCTTTGTTAATTTAATAAATAACGATTCATTTACGCGAGTTTTTAGTTTCGTTCTTATATCGGCTTTCACCCTAAGGCGTTGGTATATAATGGAGAAAAGAAACAAAACCGATAAAGACTATTAATTATGAAAGCTGACAAAAGCACATACGATCTCATTAGGTCCCCTGCGATAGAGGGCGAAAAACTTACCGCCTACATGGACACCGAGGGTATATGGACCATAGGGCCTGGGGCAACGACTGTAAATAACATTCCTGTAAAAAAAGGCGATACAATAACACAAGCCCAATCAGAACAGCTATTTTATAAAGAGGCTGTACGCTTCGAGAATGATGTTAACGCCAATAGTACGCAAGAGCTCACTCGAAGACAGTGGAACGTGTTATTTAGTATTGCATGGAACTACGGTACTGGTTGGTATGGCCCGAGTAAATTAATCGTAAAACAGTTCAATAAAGACCCTAACGATTTTACAGAAATAGAGCGAATACTTAAGCTTATGGATAACCGCAATCGTCGAATGAACGAACTTAAATATCTAAAACAAAAATAATGAAAAAACCAATTCCAACAGACGTGGCAGACGCTTTGCAAAAAGCTGCAACGGCTTATTCAGAATCAGAGGCAACAACTAATGCCGGAGTAGCATTAAGGTTGATCGCTAAATTCGTACCTGTGAGTTTAGCCGTTAGGCTCTTCGCGCATTTGCTTAAAAAGCAAAAATAGGCGAACAATTTAAAAAACATAAACGGCTTTAGGGCCGTTTTTTTTTATGCAGTAAACAAAGATAAACCAAAAGCAACAAGCATTGTTTACGCGTCGAGTCTTGAAGTGTAAGGCGTAAGCCTCTAATATTCTAAGTAAACAATAATATACCTAAAATATTAAATATAATAAATATATAGTAATAAGACTACATAGAATTACGTAAAACGCATTTATACCCGTGGGGAAGTTTGGGCGCACATTGTTTATTGTTTACGTTTTTCAGCATATTAGCCAAAATCCCCTTAAAATCAAGACCTCACAGCGTAAACAATAAAAATTAATTAAAATATTTACATTTTTGTCGTTAAAAATTTGCACAGTATTAAAAAAGCTGTACATTTGTCAAAGTTAAAACAATCAGATATGCAAACGCTAGACTTAAAAAAGATAATGATTACTGCTAACCTTAAGGCCTCTTATGTCGGGGCTCACCTTTTCCCGAATAACGTAGATCCGGCTCACGCAGTGAGACGCGTTACGAGAGGAGAGACTTTTTTAAACTCTGAACAAGTGGCCAAATTGTCCGAATTGCTTAACGTGCCTATCGGCTTGTTATTCGACGACGCCTCTTGGCACATGAGCGTTGAGGCTGGTCGTAGGGATATTATAAACTTTCGGACTTATGACTATTTTGCCGAGCTGAACACCGAGACGATGACTACCATTATTTCGCGAAACGGGTTATTGTTTTTCGAGAAAGTGGTCACCCACGAAAAGGGTATAGGCTTGACTGATTACCTTTCACAATTAACGGATTTAATAATTAAATATAAATAAATTAGAGATTATGAGTACAGTAAAATTAGAGATTGAAGTTAGCGCGGAAAATGTAAAAGTAGTCGCGCAATTCTTAGAGGCTATCGCTGGAACGTCTAGAAGCGTTGCAAAAATGGAAGTTGTTGACGCCGAAGAGGTGAAATCCCCTGCGCCCGTTAAAGCACCAACGCCTAGACCGTCAAGAGCTAAGCCGAAGCCTGCACCAGTTGAGGAGGAAATCGACGAGTTAGACGAGACCGAAGAGGAGGAAATCGACGAGTTAGACGAGACCGAAGAGGAGGAAATCGACGCCGACGACATTAGGGTTTTACAAGCGGAGAAAGTAGACAAACACCGCGCAACAATTAAAGCGCAATTAGGTAAGCTAGGGGCCACAGGCATAAAAGACCTGGATCCTAAGAACTTCCAAAAGTATTACGACTTTTTGGCTAAATTGAAATAGTCTTGGGGCCTTTACCAATGGTAAGCCACGCAGAGAGGGCGCACGCGCTCCTCTCCGCTTCGGGCTCTGGAAGGTGGATAAACTGCCCCGCTTCGCCTCGATTAGAGGAGAGTCTCCCAGAAGAGACTAGCGTCTACGCCGCCGAGGGTACACTTGCCCACGAGCTCGCCGAAATAATGCTTAAAGTCGATCTTAAAAAGATGACTATGGCGAAGTATCGCGAAGAGCTGGAAGTCCTTAAAAAGCACGAGCTTTACAGCGATGCTATGATTGACCCAATTATGGATTATGTCAATTATGTGAAACAGCAATATGCAGAGGCTAAACGGATCGACAAAGGTGCTATGATGCTGATTGAATCCCGATTTGATCTACGCAAATACGTAGAAAACGGCTTCGGGACGTCTGACTGTATTATCGCTTACGATGGTAACCTTGAGGTTATAGATTTAAAGTTCGGTGCGGGTAAAGAAGTCAAAGCTGAAAATAATTCGCAATTCATGTATTACGGCTTGGGGGCGTTGGAATCCCTTAGCAAAATGGCTAACCGGATGCACAACATTAAGTTAACCGCTGTACAGCCTAGAATGTCTAACATTTCGAGCTGGGACATTTCGCTCGCCGACTTACGCAAGTGGGGTGAAGAGGTTTTAAAACCAAAAGCCATAGAGGCGTATCGAGGTGACGGCCCACAAGTTCCCGGCGATTGGTGTCAATTCTGTAAAGTCCGCCCCCGATGTAAAGCCCTGCACGATATGGCTATGGAGCAAGTAAGGCGAGACTTTGAAGAGCAGGACAACCCGAAGCTTATAAACGACGACGAGCTCTTAACGCTTTACAAGAATGCTGACTTTATAACCAAGTTCCTAACTGATGTAAAAGCCTTAGTACTTAAGGAGGCAATAAGTGGTAAGCAGTGGCAAGGCCTTAAGCTTGTAGAGGGCAGGTCTACTCGACAGATAACCGACGAGGCGAAAGTTCGGGAGATTTTAGAGGCAGAGCTTTACGAACCAGAAGAGTTTTTAAATTCAAAACTTAAAGGTTTAGGGGATTTAGAGAAACTACTCAAAAAGGCAGGATTCAACAGTTTACTAGGGCATTTGGTCGTTAAGCCTGCGGGCGCGCCTACACTAGTAGACGAGAACGACAAAAGGGAACTTTACGGCGTTTCGAGAATAGCGAAAGACTTCGAGATTATCGCCGATGTAGAAGACGATTTAAACTAAAAAATTAATAAAATGGCAATAGAAAATAAAAGTGCTACTAGAGTAACCGTAAGGGCTATACTAAGCTATGTTAATGTATTTAAGCCCGTAGCGGATGCTAAAAAGCCAGACGCACAACCGAAGTATAAGACTTTGCTTTTAATCGACAAGGACGATAAAAAGAGTGTATCGGCTATTCGAAATGCGATTAAAGCCGTAGAGGCTAGAATGATTACCGAAAAGTACGCAGGTAAACCCCCAAAAAAGGGCATAACAAATACCTTTAATGACGGTGATGAGGACCGAGAGGGGGAGGAGTACGAAGGGAGGTATTATATGAACGTATGGAAGTACAACAAGCCTAAGATCGTTGATAGAAAATTAAATCTTATTACCGACCCCGAAGAGATTTACAGCGGAGTAATCGCAAATGTCGCGATTGACTTTTACTACTATTGGGGCGATGAGTCGAAAGGAATTACGGCAAGCCTAGAAGCAATTCAAAAAATATCAGACGGTGAGCCGTTAGGTGCTTCTAGTGTAAGAGTCGAAGACGTCTTCGAGGAAATGGAAGAGGACGACGAGGATTACGACGACTTAGATTAAAAATAAGGCAGGGTGCTTGGCGCAGAGGTCAGCGTGTATGAGTAGAAAAATCGCTACTCGGATAGTCGCGGGTTCGAATCCCGCACACCCACAAAATAACTTTCACTAAAAAGTAAAACATCATGGCAATTGAATTACACATAGACGTCGAGACTTTCTCGAGCGTTGATATTATGAACTGCGGTTCTTACAAGTATTTTGAGAGCCCCGACTTTGAAATCCTAATTTTGTGCTACTGCTACGTGATTAACGGAGTTAAAGGGCTTATAATAACAAAAGATTTGGCCAACGGTGAAAGGATAAACACCCGCTTTGCGAGAGACCTACTCGATCCTGCAGTCGAAAAGCACGCCCACAATGCAAATTTTGAGCGCAACGCCTTTAAGGCTATCGGTTACGACGTACCCGTGGAACAGTGGCACTGTTCGGCAGTCAAAGCGGGTTACTGCGGATTGCCTATGTCCTTGGACGCTGCAACCAAAGCGCTTAATATGGGCGCAGACGGTAAGAGCGCAGAGGGTAAAGCCTTAATTCGATACTTCTCCTGTCTTGTGAAGCCGACCAAAACAAACGGCGGACGTTTTCGCAATCTCCCAAAGCACAACCCCGAAAAGTGGGAAATGTACAAAGACTATTGTCGTCAAGACGTTGCGGCGGAAATGGGTTTACTCGACCGCTTGGCCTGCTTTGAAATTCCCGAGACTGAAAGACTTAACTACTTTTTAGATCAAAAGATAAACGACCGAGGTGTTAACGTCGACGTTCAAATGGCAACAAATGCAATACTTATCGACGATCGATTTAAACTCGAAGTAGTAGACCAACTAAAAGAAATAACAGGCCTCGCAAATCCGAACAGTCCCGCACAGCTTAAAAAGTGGTTGAGTTCTACCCTGCAAAAAGATATAACAACACTCGCAAAAGATACTGTAACCTCATTGATTAAAGAGCATAAACGCGGGGCTGCGGTTGAGGTCCTAAAACTTAGGCAGCAAGGGTCCAGCACCTCAACAAAAAAGTATAACGCTATGATTAATTACGCGCTAGACGACTACACGGCGCACGGACTTTTATACTTTTACGGAGGATCCCGTACAGGCCGTTGGGCGGGTAGAGCTGTACAGCTCCAAAACCTGCCACGTAACAAAATGAAACTCTTAGACGAGGCGCGAAACATGGTAAAGGCCGGAGATTACGAGGGGCTTACAATGACTTTCGATAATTTACCGAAAGTACTATCCCAGTTAATTAGAACGGCGCTAATCCCAAAAGAAAACAATATCTTAGCCGTTGCGGATTACTCGGCAATCGAGGGGCGGATAACCGCTTGGCTCGCAGGCGAACAATGGAGGCTTGACGTTTTCGCGGGTGATGGTAAAATATACGAGGCTTCGGCCGCAATGATGTTTAACGTCCCGATTGAAAGCATAGGCAAAGGCTCGGAGTACCGCGATAAGGGTAAAATCGCAGAGCTCGCCCTCGGCTTCGGCGGATCAGTCGGAGCACTTAAAACGATGGGCGGCGAGGCGATGGGCTTGTCTGAGGGCCTAATGAAAGATATAGTCATGCTTTGGCGCAGGGCTTCGCCCGAGATAGTTAAAATGTGGTACGAGTTTGAGAGGTGCGCGCTTACTGCGCTGAAAACCCGAACACCTATAATCTCCAAACTGAAAGGTATAGTTTTTCGGTATGAGCACAAGTGCCTCACAATTCAATTACCAGCAGGACGTAAACTGATATATCGCGACCCCGTTTTGTCTAAAAATAAGTGGGATAAGGAGAGCATAAAGTACAAAGGTAAAAACCAAATAACGGGGCAGTGGGGTTGGACAGACACTTACGGCGGTAAGCTCTCCGAAAATATAATACAAGCCATAGCGAGAGACCTACTCGCCGACGGTATGAGGCGATTAGACGCCGCAGGGTTCGACATTGTAATGCACGTACACGATGAGGTCGTAGCCGATATACCGAACCTCTCAACGGAATTTGTTAACTCGGAAATGTGCAGAATTTTAGGCGAGCCCGTGCCTTGGGCGAAAGGGCTAGGCACACCCGCGGAGGGCTTTACTACTCCCTACTATAAAAAAGACTAACTTATGATAACAGCGGAAAGATATTTAAAGGAAAAATTAGCAGAGCATAAAAAGGGAGCGTCTCCTGAGTTTATAATAAAAGTTATGCAGGATTTTGCAGACGAGCACGTCCGAGAGGCTTTAGAAAAAGCGAGTAGAAAAGCCCTAATAGTAAGAGAGGACGGCTCGAAATGTTTAGCTTTTGGGGGGTCTCATGGGATTAGCGCAAGTATAGACAAACATTCAATTACAAACGCCTATCCGAAAAGCCGCTATATATTATGATACACGACGGAAAACTTAACATAGCAGTAGGACGCTCGGCCGAGTCTAAACAGTGGAAAAATAAATCGTTCATCTGGTCGCAGTTCGTAAGCCGAATATCCGAGACAACAATAACGAACGAAACGCATAAGGAGTTTATCGCGAGCACGAAAGCCGAACAGGGTAAAATTAAAGATGTCGGCGGGTATGTCGGCGGGTATCTGAGAAACGGACGCCGTAACCCTAAAAATGTGGTACACCGTCAACTCTTGACGCTCGATATTGATTTCGCGCATTTGGATTTTTGGGGCGATTTTACGCTACAGTTCGAAAACGCGGCGATTATACACGGGACGCATAAGCACTGCAAGACTGCACCGCGTTATCGCCTGCTTATGCCACTCGATAGAGAGGTGACGCCCGACGAGTACGCAGCGATAGCCCGTTCAGTTGCGGGGACTATGGACATTGAAGTGTTTGACAACACCACATTCGAAACTAACCGCCTTATGTTTTGGCCCTCGACGCCGAAAGATCAGGAGTACTATATGGAGGTGCAAGACGGCCCTTGGCTTTGCGCCGACGAGATACTCGACTCTTATATAGATTGGACAGATACAAGCCTCTGGCCTACCTCGGGGCAACTCCTTAGAGAGCTAGGAGCAAACGCCAAAAAGCAGGCAGACCCGAGAGAGAAAAGCGGGATAGTTGGGGCGTTTTGTCGCGCGTTCTCAATAACCGAAGCGATCGACAAGTTTTTAACTGAGCAGTATATCGCCACAGATCACGGCGACCGCTATACTTATACGGGCGGATCCACGGCGGCGGGACTTATAGTTTACGAAGACACTTTCGCCTATTCGCACCACGGGACAGACCCCTGCAGCGGAAAAACTTCGAACGCGTTCGATTTAGTACGCTTGCACCTGTTCGGACATTTGGACAACGAGAACCAAGTACAGGGGCAAAAACCGAAAAGTTTTGCGGCGATGGAAGACTTCGCACGCAAAGACAAAGCGGTTAAGAAGCTTTTAGCCGAAGAGTCACAGGCGACCATTAAGTACGACTTTGCCGAAGTACTGGACGGTGATTTCGAGGAAGAGCCGGAGAGTGTAGAGGGTGACCAGGACAGCATCGAATGGATGACAGAACTAGAAGCCGATAACAAAGGCAACTACCTGTCGAGCGCGACAAACATATCACTTATATTTAAAATGGACTCCCGACTAAAGGAGAGCTTTAAGCAAAACCTATTCGACAATAAACGTTATGTTTTCCGTACTCTTCCGTGGCGCGGTATAAAAAAGCCGGAGCCTATCAAGAATGTAGATTACTCGGGAATTAGAAACTATATCGAAACTATTTACGGCATTACAGGCGTACAAAAGATAGACGACGCCCTCGCCCTAGAGTTCGAGAAACATTCTTTTCACCCTATAAAAGATTACCTAAACGGTTTAAAATGGGACAAGTCGGAAAGGATCGATTATCTACTTATCGATTACTTCGGTATGGTGGATAACATATACACCCGTGAGTCGATAAGAAAAAGTCTAGTAGGTGCAGTGGCTCGAATATTTAACCCTGGTTGTAAATTTGATCTAGTTCTCACCATTATAGGGCCCCAAGGGTGCAACAAAAGTACATTCATTAATAAGCTTGGCCGCGATTGGTATAGTGATAGTTTCACCACGGTACACGGTAAGGAGTCATTCGAACAGCTACAGGGTGCTTGGATTATCGAGATAGCCGAAATGTCGGGATTTAGAAAGGCGGATAACGAGGCGGTTAAATTGTTCATATCGAAAAGAGTTGACACGTTCAGACCCGCATACGGCAGAAGCCCCGAGGACTTCCCAAGACAAAATATATTTATCGCCACGTCTAACACAAATAACTTGTTTACCGACCCAACGGGAGGGCGTAGGTTCAACCCAGGGGACGTTGTACCCGAGGACATTTTGAAAGATGTTTGGAAAGACCTAGACGGCGACGTGGACCAAATATGGGCGGAAGCCGTTGCGCTTTACAAAGCGGGAGAGCGATTATATTTAAGCCCCGAAGCGGAAGCCATAGCGAGACGCGAACAGTCTAACCACAGCGACACAGATGAGCGTAAGGGCTTAATAGAGTTCTACCTTAATAGGGAGTTACCGAAAGGCTGGGAGGCGTTAGGCATAGACGAGCGCCGTATGTTCTTAAACGACGCCGAGGCGTTCGACCAGAAAGGCGTTAAGCGTTCTAAGGTATGCATGGCTGAAATATGGTGCGAGTGCCTCGGTAAGAATAAAGAGGACATGAGCCGCTACCTTACCCGAGACATTAACGACATTATGAAGACTTTACCCGATTGGGAATACAAGCCGACAACCGCCAACTTTGGCGCGTACGGCAAACAAAAATACTACCAGAGAAAATAATGGATAGCGAAAAGCTCATAGAGAAAACCCTAAACGCTGAGGTTAAAAGCCTCGGCGGCTGGTCGCTTAAAATGGTGTGCCAATTTGTTACAGGCCTGCCCGACCGTTTGGTTTTACTACCGAGCGGCGTTATATTCTTTGCAGAGATAAAGACCACGGGTAAAAAGCCGACAGCCATACAAAAATTAGTGCATGAGAAGTTACGCCGTTTAGGCTTTACCGTGCACGTGATCGACTCACTAAAACAATTAAATCAAATCCTTAATGACTTATTAGAATGAATGTACTTTCACTATTCGACGGCATGAGCTGTGGGCGTGTAGCCTTGGAGCGATGCGGTTTTAAAATTAATAAATATTATGCCGCCGAGATTGACAAGTACGCTATAACCGTAGCGGCTAACAACTACCTCGATACTATCCACGTCGGCGATGTTACGGAAGTATTCGCCAAAGACCTAGAGCCTATCGATATAGTTATCGGTGGCTCACCTTGTCAAGGTTTCAGCTTTGCGGGTAAGCAGTTGAATTTTGGGGATCCGAGGAGTAAATTGTTCTTTGAGTTCGTCCGTCTTGTTAAGGAGTGCAAACCTAAATACTTTTTTCTTGAAAACGTCGTAATGAAGCAAGAGTTTCAAGACGTGATCTCGTCGTACTTAGGCGTACAGCCTATTAAGTTAAATAGTGCTTTAGTATCAGCGCAGAGCCGTAAGCGTTTATACTGGACAAACATTCCAGGCTATACCGAGCCGGAGGACAAAGGCATCTTGCTGAAAGATATAGTTCACGAGCATTGTTTAACTGACCGCGATAAGTCTCACGCCATTATCGGCAGTATTGGGCGCACAACTACTAGAGAGTATTTTAAAAAGAACCAAGGGCAAATGGTACTAGAATTATCGGCTAGCAAGATAGACAGGATCCTTAACGCAAAAAGAGGTAAAGGGTTTTTCTACGATCCGAAGACTCACCAAAAAATAGGCACGTTAATAGCGGGGTATGCCAAAGAGCCAACAGACGGGAGCTATTTATCCGATAACGGTATATTTAGAAAACTTACACCCATAGAGTGCGAACGATTACAAGGGCTTAAAGACAATTATACGCTAGGCGTATCAAATAGCCAACGTTATAAAATGTGCGGCAATGGCTGGCAAATTGATAGCATAATAGAGTTCTTCAAACATATACCCAAAGACTTAGATCTGTTTTAATTATGGCCTCAAAACTAACAAAGAAAGACTTCTACCCTTACCAGCCGATAGTCGCACAGCATATCGTCGACAATCCGTTTTGTGGATTATTCCTAGACATGGGTATGACCAAAACAGTTATAAGCCTTACCGCCATTAACGCGCTGGTCTTGGAAGACTTCGAAATTAATACCGTGTTGGTAATTGGCCCGAGGCAGGTTGTAGAATCGACTTGGCCCGATGAGGTTGAGAAGTGGGAACACTTACGAAACTTAAAGCTCTCTCCGATAATAGGCAACCCGAAGCAACGCCGTGAGGCTATGCGCCGTAAAGCTGATATATATCTAATTTCGTGCGATAACTTCGTCTGGTTGGTTGGGGAGTTCGGAGGCGGTACGCTCCCGTATGAAATGTGTATAGTCGATGAGTCCTCGAAGTTTAAAAACCCATCGGCCGTAAAGTCTAAAGTCTTCAAGGCGATACAGCCCTGCTTTAAAAGAATTGTAATTTTAACGGGTACGCCTGCGCCTAATGGCTTAATAGATATATGGTTTCAAATTTGGATGCTCGACCGCGGTAAGCGTTTAGGTGCATACGTATCACACTATAAAGATCGCTTCTTTATCCACGTGTCAAAGCCCGGTTCCCACTTCGGTAAGTACTTACCGACCGACGATACCAAAGAAAAGATATACGGGCTGATCTCAGACATTGTTATCTCTATGGAGGCGCCCGACTATCAACAGCATAAGAAGCCTCGCTTTATCGACGTGCCGGTTCATCTGCCCGACGCCATACGTAAGAAGTACGAACAGTTCGAATGCGAGAGAGTTATGGAGTTGCTAGAGTCAGAGGTTACGGCTATGACCGCGGGAGCTATGTCGGGTAAGTTATTGCAGTTTGCGGGCGGTGCAGTCTACGACGACGAGAAGAACGTCCACGAGATCCATACCGTGACAATCGACGCCCTCGAGGAGTTAGTCGAACAGGCGAACGGAAAGCCTGTTTTAATCGCGTACACTTTTAAGCATGAGTTAGCCCGAATAACGGAACGCCTAGAAGCTTATAGGCCCGTGCACTTTAGAAACGATCAGCATATTAAAGACTGGAACGCGGGCAAAATTAAGGTTATGGTCATGCACCCCGCAAGCGGAGGACACGGGCTTAACCTGCAGTACGGAGGACACATAGCTATTTGGTTTTCGCTTAACTGGTCATTAGAGTTATACCAACAATGGTGCGCCCGACTGCCTCGCCCTGGCCAAAAACACCAAGTATTAATTTACAGGCTGATAGTTAAGGGGACAGAGTATGAAAGCGTCGTTAAAACCTTAGATAAAAAGGACGGCGTACAACGCGGACTTATGGAGGCGGTACGCGCTAAGATCAAGAAATACGGGCTGTCATTTAAAAACAGTAAATAATTTACACTTTTTTACGTTAAATATTTGCACAATTAAAATATAGTTGTATATTTGTACTCAGATAACAACAACGAAGTTATTATCTTAATATGTAAATCAAATGCAAAATTCAAGAATCCAGACATTAGAAAACAGACTAGAGAGACTACAAGCGGTTAGAGAAAATTACACAGGTAGTCAAAAAGTAGGGGGTAGAATTATCAGAAACAAAAAAGCGGGTAAGTACTGCGCTATCTGTACAAAAATCCAAAGAGAAATAAGAGCCCTACAAAACTAAAATTATGAAAATTATACTCACTTTCGAAAATAAAAGTACTGAAGTCCTAAATATACCTAGTGGCTATTCTATGAAAATGGCAGGATTAGAGTATCTAAACGCTTGGAGGCCGCAAGGAGTTGTAGCCAAAGTGCGCAAAGCCAAATAGAACTTAATAGCCGCCTCGATAGTCGGGGCGGTAAACTTCAATAACTTTAAAATGTAAATCAAATGCAAAAATTACTAACAGTACTAGAGATTTTAAAAAAGAACTTCCCAACGGCGAAGTTTAGAGAATTGGCGGGAGTTATCCGTTTTAATGCGGAAAGCCTTAACGACGGCCAGGTGTTAACCTTGGCGGGCGTATCAGTGACTCACGCCTGTGAGATAAAAGTCAAACGCTCGGGTCCAGGGTTAGTGGTAATCGTAATACTTTAAGGCTATGAAACGATTATTATTTGACTTACTAATAGGCGCTACGCTTATAGCCGTGGGCGCAACAGGGCAATATCTATACAACCAATGGGCCATACTCTCGAGATTCGACGAGGTACTTAAAACCGAACAGTTGTTATATGATTCGGGGGATCTTTATTATATCGCTATAGGCGAGCACAAAACTAAAAAATAATTACATCATGGAAAAGTTAACACTAGAGGAAATATTAGAAAGATTTCAAAACGGCGATCAGCGTTACGAGCGCGACGCTTATTTCAAAGGAGCCATTACGGCGATACACTCGGGCGTAGGCGTTTACGCTATTCTCGACAGAGTACTAAAAGAGCACGCAATACTTATGCACCTGCACACCGAGCAACTTAATAAGAACCAGGTTGCAGTCCGAGAGGTGGCTAGTTACAAAGACGCCCTAGAGCTAGCTAGACAATCCCGAAAATTATGAAATACGCCTTAACTTTATTGAAGTGGTTTAATCACTTATGGAATGCGAACCTAACGCCCAAAGAAGAGGCAGAGCAGATACTTAAGTACTTACTGCTTAAGGGATCTACAACCCATTCTATCGAAATATATTTAGCCTTTAAAGTGGCTATGCAGTGCGAAATGAGAAAGCGCGAATTTGAAGCAGATAAAACAAAGAAAGCAATAACCGCCGTTTGGCATAAAACTGTAGAGCCATGAAAGTAAAAGTTAAGTACGTGGCGGTAGTCGCAGGTTTTTACAAAACAGGACGTCCGAAGAATAGTAGAGTTAACGCCGGATCTCTCGCATACATAGTGAGGTTTAAAAAACGAGCATATGCGGGCGTATGGAAACCCGTTGAGCAGGTAGACCGAGAAATTTTACGTCTTGCTACGCTACCCCTTGTGCCATGTAACAGGCCCGCTATTGTAAAAAAGCTTAACTCTTACGACGCTAAAGCGTTGCGAGACTTAGACCCTAAGTACTACCGAGATTATTATAGATTCCTAAAAACTTTAAAACCATGAATACAACACACCCGCACGTTGGGCCAACAGAGGCAGAAGTCCGTAAGCACTTCGGTAATAAACTATCACCCGACGCAAAGTTAATGCGCCCCGCCTACACGTCCGTTTGGGCTCTCGAGGACGGCACCCTCTTATGGGATTGGAAAAATGGCTTCGCAGATGATAAGCCAAAGGCCAAAAAGCAAATAGGTAAACTCACTACGATTATGTACGTAACGGGCCCCGCAGGATCCGGCAAGACCTACCTAGTTAACCAAATAGCAGAGAACGCCTGCGAGATAAGCGTTCGTTCAGCCCTCGGGCAATTTAGAGAAAGTCTACTCCGAAGAGTATCGCAGAAAACGAACCATAAGACTATCGTATTTACGGCGCAAGTATTTCAATATAGTTTTGCCGAAACACTTAAAGACCTCGCAAAAGAATTACAGTTAACCTATTATAATATTAATCTAACACGCAATTAAAATGGAAACACCAACTTTATTACTATTCTTTTTTCTGCTTGCAATCGTATCGGTGATTGGTGTATCGGCAGAGAGAGCGCACGAATTAATCAAAGAGCTAAAGGGTCGTATCGATAAAATACTTGCGCCAAGAATAGAAGAGAGGCGAAGCTCTGCAGAAGGCGTAATCGAAAAGCTTAACCGAAAAGCTAAAGAGATCGAAGCACTAGAGCACACAATCGCATTAAAGAACGAAACGATTAAGAACCTCAACGGCGATATAGCTAAGCTTACATTTGATTACGCTAAAGAGGTGGCAGAGCGAAACGGGACTAACGGAACACTTAAACCCACACCAATTCGCGGCGAATGGGTAGAAGCGCCCGAGCAAGTAGATAAGGTTTGCGGAACATGCGGAGGGCGCGGGAGATATAGAAAGCCTTACACTGACTACCTAAGCGACTGCGATGTTTGCGGCGAAAAGGGAGAACTCGAAAAGTCAATGGACCGATACCTCAGAGCGATTAACGTACTAAAAAGCGTGAGGCATAACTTAAGAGTTGGTGGACAAGACATGAGAACAACCGAAGAGCTAAAAGAGAGAGTCGCAAGCTGCATAGCCGAATATAACAAAACGAAGCCAAAAGGCATGAGTTAGACCACCCAAAAACAAATAATCCTTAAACCCGTCTTACCACAAAGGCGGGTTTTTTCGTACATGAAACGTAAACAATGATTGTTTACCTGGTTTACAATTTTGAGGTTTTGAGGCAGATTTGAGGCAGACGTAAACAATAATAAACAATGTAAACAATGCTTTGTTTACGTGCCCAAGTCAACAGGGACAAGGCGTAAGCCCTAATGTAAACAATGTAAACAATAAAGTACTATAAATTATAAAAATATATAATAACAGAGTATATACTTACATAATACATACATAAAACGCGTAAAACACGTATATACACGTGTAGAACTCTTTGAAACCTTGTTTATTGTTTACTTTGTTTACATTTTGGCCGTAAAGCCTTTAAACATGCGGGTTAACAGCTAAAAATCTATTGTTTACCATTGTTTACTCCTAATTTTTGGCAGTCTGTTTGCATTTTAGGTTAAAAAGCGTGTATCTTTGAGGCGTAATTACAAACAAATGAAACGTACAGCCTCAGAAATAGAGATTCTTTTTAGAAAAGTACTCTTAGACATAGAACGCGGCGCCTCTTTACGGTCCGCCTTAAAGAAAAACGGACCTTTGAGCTCTCAGACGTTCACCAAATGGTGTGATATCGACGAGAATATGGCAAAACGTTACACGCGCGCGACCATAAAGCGGGCGGAGGCAATCTTTGAAGACATTTTAAACATTGCGGACGAAAACCTCAAAGATGTCTACATCGACCCCGACGGCATAGAGCGAACCGATCACGACGTGATTCAAAGGGCCAGGCTCAGAGTCGATGCGCGTAAATGGGTATTAGCTAAAATGCATCCGACTAAGTACGGCGATAAGATTGACGTGACTAGCGACAACAAGGCCTTAGCCGTTCCCGCTATTGTCGGTATGGTGATTAAAAATAAAACCCAAACGGATGAGCCAATCGAAGACGATCTCAATTGAGTTTAACACCCACGGCAACGATAAGCAGTTTAAAGTCGCTGAGTATTGGCTGGATCCCGAAATAAGTGACATAGGTTACGGCGGGTCGAAAGGCTCGGCGAAGTCCTACACGGGAGCCTCTTTGATCTTTGGCGATGCGCTGATATATCCAGGGACTCACTTCTTTATTGCCCGTAAAAAGCTAAACGATCTACGTAAGTTTACCCAACCGACAATCGAGGAGGTGTTACGCGATTGGGGCCTCGACGAACGGTACTACAGCTTTAACGGCCAAGACAACTTCTACACGCTATACAACGGCTCCAAAGTCTTTTTACTTGAAGCTGCGTACCTGCCAAGCGATCCCGATTTCGAGCGCTTTGGGTCTATCCAAATGACCCGCGGATGGTGTGAGGAAATCGGGGAGTTTCACCCAAAGGCCAAGGCGATGCTACAGGCAACTATAGGCCGTTGGAAAAACGACCTTTACAACTTACCAGGTAAAATGCTTTGTACTATGAACCCGACTAAGGGTTTCGCCTACGAGGACTATTACCTCGCAAACAAAGAGAACCGCCTCCCGAACTATCGTAAATTCGTGCAGGCCTTACCGACTGATAACAAAAAGCTGCCAAAAAACTATATCCGTGACCTTATGCGCGCCCTTAAGAACGACGAAAAGAGTATTAAGCGTTTAGTCTACGGCGATTGGGAGTACGACGATAACCCGTACAGCATGTACGAATACGATTTCATCTGTAACCTCTTTACGAATAACCACGTTAAGGCGTCGGGCGCTAAGTTTATGACCGCAGATATCGCCTATATGGGCGCCGATATTTTCACAGTGTTTATCTGGCACGGCTTCAGGGTGATTAAGACCTACGGTATAGAGAAAATAGACGAAACGGCGATAGGCACCAAGCTTAAAGAGCTGGCACTCGAGCACGGCGTCCCGTATTCAAACATAGTCTATGACGCGGACGGGTTAAGAAAGTTTACGGCGAACAGCCTTAGCAAACTCGAAGCCGCAAAGCCTTTCATCAACAACGCCAAACCGCTGAAAGACAGCCAGTACAAGAACTTAAAGACCGAATGCGCCTTTATGCTTAAAGAATATCTAGAGAAAGGCCTTATCTTTATCGCCGATTTAGAGTTTAAGAAACAGATCATGTCAGACTTAGAGCAAATTTGCCGAGAGCCGACAGACGACGAGGGCAAGATCAGACTCGAGAGCAAGAAAGAACTTAAGAAGCGTACAGGCCGTTCGCCCGATTGGTTCGACGCGCTGCTAATGAGATTTATATTCGAACTAAAAAAGAGACCGGTATGGGACTAATCCGAAATAGTTTTGTATCTTTACGGTTCGCTACAATTAACTTTTAAAGCCCCTTTGTTTGTAGCGAGCATTGGGGCTTAACTTTTACAGCTATGGGATCAAACACTAAACCCTTACCGAGAATAGCCGTGCTAACGCATAGCCTTAGAGTTTATAAAACTCAGTTCTTAGACACCATTAACCCGCAGGATCACGAAAAAGTTAAACCTGTTACTCGCATAGACGACCTACGAGGCAAGAGGTTTTTAAGTTACATAACGCTTTGGGACTTCGGCCGTGAGCGAAACGCCTACGAGATAGAAGAGCTTGCACAACAAAGGTTGTTAGTATGGGACTAAAAGCAAAAGACAGAGCTATCCTACGCCACGAGGACGCACTCGCGCAATACTTACAGCTAGGCATAACGGTCGAGCAAATAGTCGATAAGATTAACGCGTTCGACTGGCTGGATCTCTCAGAGGCTAAAAACGAGGAGCAAATGGCAGTAATAGTCTTGCGCTTTTACGAGAGTTTCAATATTCAAACCGCACCAGCTTTTAAGCGCATAGTCTTAAAGGCGTTCGCCCATAAGTTCCAGCAGGCTATAATTTATTTACGCGACGCGATAATCGAGGTTAACGCCTCTTACAACGTCGAGGGATCGAGTAAAGGCTTCCAACACGATACGGTGAATAAGTTTTACTATATCAGCTATTGGGCGGATAAAAAGAATATCCCGGTAAACTACAACGAGAAAAAACAAATTAATCGAGAGCTTTTTAACCTCGATACAATTATTCTTTCTATCTTAGCAGACAAATTACACGTGTTCAATGAATTTGAACGCAATAAACCAAAGCGTAAATGATTAACCGCGATGAACTCATAGCTATAATACTAGCCGTAGCCTGTTTAGCTTTTGCAGTTGGCGCGCTTTTTGGTATAGCACTCGTAAAAACGTTAGCCATATGAGCATTTTAAAACCAAAAGACGAAACTTACATACTGCCCGCCATAGCGGACCCGTCCGACTTATGGGCGTATATCGCGGCATATAACGAATTTCAGTATTACGAGACAGACGCGACAGGCGTAACGCCTAACGAGATCTTACCGAATTGGTTTTTTATTGATAAGATCGATTTGGCTACACCCGTAGAGGGTAGAGGTCGTATGAAATTTGACGGCGTTTTGTTTATTGGCATGCCCTCGGACATAGCCACAGACACGAACACCTCAACGTTCGACAATGGCCAATTTACAAACATAGTCAAAGCGCTTTTAAACTTAGACTTTGCCAACGAGCTTACAAATTATGTCGCTTGCGACTTTCAAGTAATTAATAATTCTCTCCGCCCGCTGTACAACTCGGTGAAATACACCAAGGCTACGAACTGCACAGGCGTTGAGGTATATTATTCGATATGGATTTAAGATATATTTTAGCGGGGTTTTGGTTTGTGCACGTTACGGCTCTTAGTGAGTGTATCGCGTTAAGTTGGGCGTCGCTGAATTTAAAAGTCGATACACCTATCGTATAGGGTACTGCGACGGTTACGCCTGCCACCGTTACAGTGTTGCCCGTAAGCTCGTTAACGAATATCGATAGATAATTGTCGAAGCCTCGACAAACCTCGATAACTTCCGGCGTTAGGAACGTGAGCTTATCAGCCACTAAGGGATTAGTGAAACTATCGAACATAAGGCGCTCGCCTAATATCGAAAAGAATACACCGCTTAAGTCGTCAATCGCCCCTACGCCGTCGGTAAACACGAAGTTATCAAAGATATAATTATCAAATACAAAATTGTCGTCCTCGGGTACTGAGCCGTCTCGGATCTTAAGGCTAGTTTCAAACTTTTCTATCGAAAGGTTTTTAGTCCCGTTAAATTCAAACTCAAAGCCGTTAAGCTGTAGAGCCTTGAAGAACTCCGAAGCGTCCACGGAAAAAACACCCGTTGCGGTGTTCGGGAATACATTGCGAATAACTGCGGACCTATCGGCGTAAAGTGATTTAATCGCAACGTCGCAAACATAGTCGGCGGGATTCCCGACAACCGAGTCGGTTGTAAACTCGAAAATTGCAGGGTTAGTGCAATTGAAAAATAGGGCGGGTTGTTTTAGTAGTGTTATCATCTTAGCGTACTGTCCACTGAGTGTGACTTATTTCGTTTATAGTCTCGTCGATTGCAATATTCA